GGCGGCACGGAATTCTGAAAAGTCGCGGAAACAAATTGATGGTGGGCGCACAAGGGATCGAACCTTGGACCTCTCCCGTGTGAAGGGTGTGGCCCATATAAAGAAACCCGCGTAAACAGCGGGTTTCTTGCATTTTTGGAATGTGCTGCACAGAATTTGCACAGATTATTTTGAGTTAATTTGTCCCCGCCCGGTTAAGGTAGCGGTGGTTTGCGGGGAGGCGGAATAAATTCCAATATTACTCGTTTCCACAATTTCCGCATTTGAAACACAAAACTCTAGACCGTCTTCTTTAGCGGCGTAGATCGTCATTGTACCGTCGTCGTGAACTTCTGCTTTTCTGATTAAAAACAATCTGCCTGAGACTTTACTCATCCCCGTTTCCTCTTCCTCGTTCCACTTCCATGCTTCCAATCAACCCCGGCATATGCGCCAGTCAGCCCAACCGGGTCTTTCATCCACGGTGACTCGGCCCACGCCTTAACGATCGGCAGGGTGTCTATGGCAGCTATCAATTCTTTCTGCGGCAGGTTGGTGTAATGCCGACTCATGTCGGTAACGGCATGCCCGAGGATCTGATCTTTGATGTGTGGGTGCACACCGTTGGCTACCAGCTGCGTCGATACCGTGTGGCGGGCTGTGTATGGCGACACGTCGCGGATTCCGCTGCCTGGTATCCGTTGGCTAGTCTTTGCGTCAACGCGCTCAGTACGCCGCCTGGCACCCGCCAGGGCCTTCTTCATTTGGCCGCCGATAGCCTCTCGCACAACGAACGGCGTCCCGTTCCACTGGCGCACCAGCTTGCCACCACGCTTCTTGAGGGCGGTCATAAGCGGCACTATGGCGCGGTGAATTGGAACGCCGCGAGGCTCGCCGGTCTTGGACGACTTGATGGTGATCCATCGCGCCTTCACATCGACGTCGGCGCAATCCAGGCTGAACAACTCGATAGGCCGCATGCCTGTATAGAACAGGATGGTCATAACGATCGCGTTGGCGGGTGACATTGCCAGCACAAATTCAGCTGCCCGCTCGTAAGAAACTGGCTTGTTGCCGGCGCGACCGCTTGGCCTGACTATGACATTAGTGCCCTTCGGCTTCTTAGGGCGTTTCCACTTGCGATAATCAGCCCAATCGTTGCCGCACGCGTGGTTCCAGACTGCAACAAACGGTGTGTAGAACTGCCTATTGCGCGTCTCGGGCCGGGCGTTGGGATAGGCCTCAAGCGCTGCGCGGTCCAGGTCGGATTGGGTGATCTTCTTAAGCGGACTGGATTCGAATTTGAGAAACGGCCCTACAGGCTCCTGCGTCTTAGCGTTGGCTAGGAATCGGTGTTTACCGCCAGATGCAAGATATGAAATGGCAGCCTCGCCAAACGTGACAAACGGCTTCTTGCCGTGCACGGATTCACCAAGCAGCCGCTCTTCAAGTTTTATGCGCTGCGCTTCTGCAATATCTCTGCGAGTTGTTTTCGTAGATCGGAAGACGGTCTGGCCTTCCGCGTCCGTGCCGCGGATGCACCAGTTTCCTTTAGGGCTTCTGCGGTAGAGGTAGAGTCGCATCGCATGCCGTTCCAAATCGCCAAAATGTCACTGTCGGAAAACAGGTAGACCTTACCATTCTTGGCGTAGAATGGGAGGCGTTTAATCGTATCCTGAAGGGCGCGGCGGCTCATACGCAGTTTGGTCGCCGCCTCGTTTAAGGTGTAGACCGCGCCCAGTCTCGGCTCATTATCATTCGCCGCCGTCCTGCTCATGTCTCGCCCCGTGGGGTGGCCGGACGAGGCGGGTTGCAGTGGTCGCAGCGATGCGAGCAATATGGACAATCAGGATCGTCCTGATCGAGGCAGCATCCATCGATGCAAGTGCCAGCTACGCGACCTTCGCCGCCGCAGTATGGGCAATCTCCGTCGTCAAAATCATCTTCGTAATGATCGTGGAGAGCGCTTGCCATCGCCTACCCCTCCTGTCCGGCTGGCGGTGGGGCTGCATCATCGCCCCTGTGTTGGGATGCGTCGATCATGGCTGCATAGGCGACTTGCGCCAATGCCTCTGTTTCCGGTGACATGTCGCCGTTGCGCTCGGCAATCGCCCATCCGCCAGCATCAAGCATCTCCTCGGTCGGCTCTCTCGGCACCACAACATAACCGGCAAGGGCGGCGGTGATGGCGGCCTCCAACTGTTGATCGATAATGTCATCCTGTTGCATCCCGAAATCTTGACAAGCAACGCGGTCGACCGGACGGCACCTCTTGAAAGCCTGTCGGGCAGCAATACGCATCTCGTCACTGATCTGCATCACTGGACTCCTGTTGGGCGCGGGCTCGGAGAGCGGCGGCGGTGAGCGCCAATGCTGGTGTAGCAGCGCTATACAACGTGACGCCGGGAAATGACTTCGCGGCCCCGGGTTTGTAGACCGCAGCACCAAGGCCGCACCGGATGTCAGCGCATAGTTCAACGCGCCAATCCAGCCCTTCCGGCACCAACGTCATCGCGGCATCGAGTGATGAGGTGTAACTAGGCGGTGCCCAATTCGCGCTGCTTTCGCCCTTGTCGTTAAAGACTTGAACGCGACCTTGTATGGCGCGGCAGTCGGTGAAATTGGCTATCCACGGATAGCTTTTGGGATAAAGCTTCAATGTAGCTTCGATCTCGGCGTCGAGATAACAATGACCTTCGCTCGCCTTCTCGACACGATCTGCAAGTTCAAGCAGCGTTGCGTTGCTCATCTTGGCTCCTTGTTCGACGCTGAATTGAGGAAGGAACGGGCGGTGTGGACACAGCGCAAATGGCCTAGTGTGATAACTCCACCTTCGAACTCGAACACCGTGGCGCTATCATCGATATCGTCTGTGAACGCTAGCGGGATACGCGCAAACGGCTCGATGACCTTCATCGCCTCGGCAAGGCTGGCTTCAGCGGCAAGGGCGCGTTCAAGCATCCCTTCGCCCCAACATGGGATATCGCGCGCTCCGATGCCACCAGCAAGCAGACAGGCATCGTCCGCCGCAAGTTCGCGTGTGGCTTCGTCAAGCCGGAGGTCAACTCCTGGCATCCAGAAGGCCAGCGCGGTTTGTAGTCTCTGCACGACGCCGGTTTGCCGGTCCCGTTCCGCCTCAGCTTCGCTCAGCGCTTTGGCCTGCTGTTCGATGAGGTTGGATATCTCGCCAAGGAACGAATGTGCGGTAGTATCGCCCATGATGGCGCACAGTTTTCGTTCTTCTTCTAGGCGAACCACCACATCGGCGGCGTCCTGGTGCGGGGAGGTTTTCACTTCTGGCCTCCTGTACGGATAGCGGAGGCGATGCGCGCACCGGTAACGTGTGCCGCTAATGTTGCCTCATGTTTCCGCGGCGTGTGGTCATCCGCAATCCTCGCACACCGTTCCCGTTCGTCCGCTCTAATCGCCTCCACGTCAGGCGGCGAGGCTGGGTGGGTGTAGAGTGCCGACCGGATGCGGGCTTCGTAATCGGATTGCGCTGCGGCTTTGGCGGCGTCCGGCCCCAAGAAATCTTCATCGAGAAGGATGCCACGAACCTTTAGGCACCAGGCGGTTGTTGATACCGGACTCTTGTAAACGAGATATTCGCTGACATCATAGAGCCCGTGGTCGTGCGAGAACCATTCATCTTCGTCAGGGTGCTTGTCCCACTCCAGCGGCTTGATCGCCACCGGCTCGCCGCGCCCGCCTTCGGCCTTCGCCTCGGGCGAGAGCTCGTCGATGGCGGCGCGGATTTGGCCTTCCAGACCGGACCATCCTTTCTCCGCCACAAACGTCATGCGACCGTATTGATTGAGGCATTCCGACACAGCCCGCTTGCACGCTTCCTTCATCGCGAGGACATCTGCTGGGATGGCTTCTGACGGAAACTCAGTCAGCGGCTTGCCCGCGATGGCCGCGCTCTCGATGGCGTCCATCTGCGCGCCGGTAACGATGTCGGTCTCTCCCGCCGCGCTGGTCGAGTGAAGGGCGGCGCGCATGTCGGTAACTGCGACCTTCAACTCGGCACCGTTGAGCCACTTTTGAACGCTCTCGATGCTGTGATCACCAATCGGCAATGAATCCCAAGCTTTCAGGAATTGGGTCAGTGCTTCCCTTACCTTCTCCGCACCGTTGCCGGGGCCGGCGTCGGGCAGGAGGCCGGTGAAGAGCGCACGAATTCGTCTACCTTTCGTGTCGCGAGGGCGTTCGGCGCAAACATGCCAACGGTCATCGTCCCATCGGTCGTCACGATATTGCCACGCCACAGCATCGGCGCTGTCTAGTTGAGCGAGGGCGGCTCTAACGACATCACCAAGCGATGCCATCGTATCAGTATCAACGATAGCGGCTTCAATTTGATCGCCTTGGATCATGCACCGGACGATTTCCAGCGCTTCCTTGATGCTCGTCATGGGCGATGTACCCCCTCAATGTGTTGCAACGGCAGTTCACGGCGCGCGGCATGTCCGCAACAAACCTTGTGCGGCTCAGAATGACAGGCCCATGCTGTATCGTTGCGCTCGCAAAGCTGATCGACCTCACCGATGCCGGGCAAACAACCTAGATTGAATGCTTGCTCGGTTGCAGGCTTGCCATAGTCGAAGGGGCAGCCCGAGCAGTAGCCTTTGCGGACCTCGCCCATTACCGCTTCTCCATCCTGTATTTGCCGAGCAGCGCGCGGGCGAGTTCAGCCTCATCATCGTTCGCCGATCCCGCAATTCTCAACACGTCGAGGTGATCAAGAAAATCTGCCAACTCCTCCACGCTCACCTCTGCCGATGGGGTGGCTGCGGCGCGGAGGGCGTCGTACTGCGACCATGCTTGACAGGTGTAGCAATCAGCGTCCGTCGTCGGACACCGCTCACCAAATGCTTCCGTAATCGCGAACGCAATCAGGTCGTCGCTGGGACAGCGCAGTTCGTTCGTTGCAGGAGCGTCTGTCATTCTGCGGCCTCGCTGTTCGACATCACATCACGCACCGCATCCAGCGTTTCCTCGTAGTCGTCAGACACATCCACCAGGCGCATTGCAGGCGGCAAGACGCGGCGCTGTTGCCAAACGGCTAACAGATGATCGGCATGCATTTGTGGCGTCATTGCTCAACCTCCAGGGGCGAAGTCGGGAAGGTCCACACATGACCGCGCCAACGGTAGCGCGCATAGTTCATGCCGCCGTCCCAAACCGAATGCTCATATTTCCCGAACGTGCGCGCCATGCCCAAGAGGGCAAGGATGCGCAGGGTTGAAATGAGTTTGCGGATGCCGTGCATCACAACACGCCCCCTATGAAACCCGTCCACATGGCGACGATGGCCAAGGCTGGTATTTCAAGAACGACGGCGAGGAAGAAAAGTATGGCGATGAGGGTGCGCATTTACGCAGCCTCCACGCTGGACGCGCCGCAACTGCCGGGATATTCGCGCTGCGGATTGAAGGCGTTCGGGTCTAGTCGGCCAAATCGGTACGCATACGTTTCAGCATCCCGCTCATCAGCAACCTCTGCCACGACAGCCGCCAGACCACGCACCAGCCTACGCCGCTCGCGCGTGGCGTAGTGCGCCTGCAGAGCCAGCCGCGCGTAGCGCGCCTCACTCGTAGAAACCCAGCCATCCACGGCACCGTCCAAGCCGTAGCGCCACGCGCCCTTCTTAAGCGCACGCAGGTACTTCGGCCCAAACGTGTAGGCGCGCAGGAAGTGGCGCACCTCGTCTGGTGTCAAACCCGCGTTGGCGCCGATGATGTCCGCGCGGATACCGACCGCAAGCGGTATCTTATGGCCGCCGTTGTGCGCGATGACGGAGAACAGTTCGGCCAGATGCGCGCGTTGTTCGCGATACGCCGTCCAGTTGATGCTGCGCTCTAGCGCGGCGCGTTGTGAGGTGATGGTGGGCATAAGCAAATGCTCCCAACGTGTGAAGTTGAGAGCATTATGATTATAAAAGTTTGTAGAGTCAATAAGAGTTTATAGTTTTTGTCGTTTTATTTTTCGGCCGTCCCTACTATCAGGTGAACTAGTGCCTCCTTAGCTTTAAATTTTATGGTCTTTGGAGGGTTGTATTGCTTCACTGTTATGAATTTGTCGTCGCGCTTCACTAATTCCTTAACAAACCCAATCGTCTCGCCAGTGGATGGGTCTTTAATCTGGATAACAATGAAATCTCCGGGATATGCGGCCTGACCAGGATTAACGTGAAGAATGTCCCTATCTGGCAGATATCGCGGGATCATACTTGTACCACTGACCTCAAGGGCATAGGCCGTACCCACGCCGGTAAGACTGGCTGGGCGCTCGACAAAACCACGTTCTTCATTACCCGAAAATATTACTCGTTCCATGTTTCCCCCAGCGACCAGCCCACGTAGTGGCAAGTCTCTGCTACGCCCAACAATAAATGGCGAGTTCATCATCGCCACGGTTTCTCTTGCCGACTGGGGGATATTTCCCTTCGATTTCTTGCCTTTAGCGACGGCATCTTCGTCTCGAAGAGAAATTATTTGCTCAATGGGCACGCTGGTTGCGTCACTTATCTTAACAAGTGCAGTGTTCGTGGGGTTTGGTATGCCACCCTTCAGCCACGTATTAACAAGTGGTTGATCTATGTCGCAAAACCTAGCCCATTGCGATTGATTCATGCCGCGCTCAGCCATGTCTTTCGTAATGAAATCACTGAACTTACCCATCAGTCGTACTCTCATCTTATCCACAATAAACTTTCATGCCATAAAACTTTTGTAGCGTCCAATAAAAGTAACTTGACAAAAGTTTATAGAATCGTCCTTATAGGTTTATAGCTAACGCTTAACCATGTTCGAGGCGGCTCATGCAATCCATCGAATCCACCATCGACGAACTCTGGGACTACGGCTTTCGCGAATCCGACATCGCCGACGATCTGGGTATGTCGCAATACGCCGTCCTTTGTATGAGGCGCGGCAAGCCGCCACTCCCCGACGAGCCAGCGCCCGGAACCGAAGTGCGCTACGCGACCGAGATCGGTTGGGGCGGCTCGATGACATGTCGCCGGGTGCCGGTGACGTTGGCTTACTCGGGAGCAGCGCAATGAACGAATACATCCGCGACGACGGCGTGTTAATGCGCGAAGTTGCTCCAGGAAATTTCGTCAGGGTTACGCGCGTCGATAGCCGCCCCGAACAGAAGAAAGCAAAAATCAGCAAGCCGAGGGCGTTTGACACGAATGCGACCCGCGTCTTCGAATACCTGGAGATGTTCCCAGAAGGACTAACGGCAGATGAGTGTGCGCATCTGCGCGAATCCGACGACAAGGATGGGTGCCCCAAGGTTAATTCGGTTGCTCCGTTTTTAACGGTCTTCAAAAAACACGGCATCGTCGAGGTCGTCGGACATAGGCCGACGAGAAACGGTTCTCTTGCGGGCGTGCATCGGCTCACCACGAACGCACACGAACTCTTCAAGGCTGGCGCGAACTAATGAACATCATCATCGATCAAGAGTTTAAGGGACTAATTCCGGCGCTCCTCCCGGACGAGTTGCGCCAGCTAGAGGCCAATGTAATCCAAGACGGATGTTTGGACCCACTTACGGTGTGGCGTATTGATGGTGGAGATGCCATCCTCATCGACGGACACAACCGTCATGGCATTTGCCAACGCAATGGAATCGAGTTTGACGTAAAGGAAAAGAACTTCCCAGACAGAGAACACGTCAAGCTTTGGATTGGCGAACACCAGCTTGGGCGTCGAAATCTAACCGACGATCAGCGCGCCATTGTTGCGAACGATGTGCGGGAGACGCGGTCGGCAATTGCGCGCGTTGAAAGAGCTAAAGAAGCGCGCGCCTCCGTGCAGGACAGAAACCCGGTTAATTCTGACTTGCGGGCTAAATCAGCCCACAAGTCAGAACCGCAGTTACCGTCCCGCGCCGCGGTCGCCAAAGAAACCAACCTACCAGAGCGCAAGATTCGGCTTGCACAGGAAATCAAGAAGGCCGCTCCAAAAGTACATGAGATGGTGCGCGCGGGAACCGTCTCCCTTACTGAAGGAAAAAAGCTAGCCAGCCTCCCAGTCGCGCAGCGCGTCGCGGCCGTCGCTGCGGTAACAAGTGGAGAGGATGTTAAGGCTGCCGTCCGCGCCGCCAAGCGCGACGACTACAACGACCGTATCTCCGCGACAAAGCCAAAACCATTGGAAGGCACCTATCGCATTTTTTATGCGGACCCGCCGTGGAAATACGTAGGACTAAACGGGAACGATGACCATGGTCATGCCGAGGCTCATTACGACTGCTTGGATGACGAGCAGCTAAAGGTCTATCGGCCGGGAGGAGGCGATAAAACTGTTACCCAGATGGCGGATGCTAACTCAGTCCTTTTTATGTGGGTGACGTCGCCACTGTTGGCAAGGTGCTTCCCGATTATCGATGCGTGGGGGTTTGAATACAAATCTTCTTTCGTGTGGGACAAGGTCAAGCACAACATGGGGCACTACAACTCCGTGCGCCATGAGCTTCTTCTGATCTGCACTCGCGGGTCGTGTAAGCCGGATGTTCCGAAACTTATAGATTCCGTTCAGAGCATTGAACGAAGCAACAAGCACTCTCAGAAGCCACAAGAATTCTACGAGATTATAGAGTCTCTGTATGACCACGGCAGAAAGCTAGAGTTGTTTTGTCGCGAAAAGCGTGAGGGCTGGGATGCTGACGGGAATGAAGTCTAGCTCCGTAGTCGAAGCCTAATACCACCAATCCCTTACCCTTGGCGTGGGCAACTAGCAGGCTGTGCTCGCGCACGGCAACGGCACAGCCTGCGCCACCAATCCAAAACCCCGCGTCCCCACATGCGCGGCAAACTGCGGCCTAACCCGCCGCGTCTTTATTCGGAGTCCATATGTCACCTGAAGAGCGAGAACTGTACATGCAACACCTGTTCGACATTGGTGACTTGGTCACCATCGGCGAAACCGACGTGATCGGAGAAGTCACCGGCCTGCAGATCGCAGACGGCAGCGAAGATATGTACCGCGTGCGTTACGCCGACAACAACGGCAACCCGCATGAAGAATGGTGGCGAGCTTCGCTGCTCAAAAGCGCCGAACCTGACGAAAGCAACGTCGTGTGTTTCGACTGCGCCAAAGCTGCACGTGAGGCACGCAACGCAACCTAGCACTGAGGGGCGGCCAGGTATGTACGGCATAGATTGGGAGGACGACGTGACGGACGCAACAAACAACGAAACAAAGTTCAAGATCGGTGACCGCATTCGCGTTGTAAAGGACGCGTGGGGCAATACGTTCCCGGTTGGAAGCTTTGGCACCATTACCGACGTATTTGGCCATGGAGTCGACGCGGCGCGTGAAGGTGGTGATGGATACGGATGGTTCTTCCACTTCGACCAAGTAGAGCCTGCACCTGCGGCGCAAGTGCAGCCCACTTCTGCGCCCAAGCCGAAATACAAGGCTGGCCAGCGGGTGCGGGTGGTGAAGGCGGGCAAGGACGCCAGCAGCGCACATGGGGCCGCGGTCGGAGATACGTTTACTGTTACGGTCGCAAATCGCGGCTGCACAGGCGTCGGCAAGTGGGCATTCTTCAACGACGAAATCGAACCCGCCTTCCTCCCCGGCGACAAGGTTCGCGTCACGCGCTGCAACGGCTACTTCGCGGCAGGCGATGAGGGCGTCGTCGAGAAGCAAGGCAAGTACAACGTCTTTGTGAAGCACGGGCCGTATCAGCGCGTGGGCTTGCCCATCGAGGCTGAGAAGTTGGAGTTGGTGGAGGCGGCGGACGCCAAACCCGAGCCGAAGTTTAAGGCGGGTGATGTGGTTGAATATAAAGAGGGTGGCCACAGGCGTACCATCAAAGGATTACACACCCACGACCTGTTTGGCGGCGGCGTTTATAGCGGCCCGCGCGGTTACGACTATGTAGAGGGCGGCTGGGATTTGGAGAGCACACTCAAACTTGCCGCCGATTGCGCCCCGCGCAATGAGCAGCCGCGAGGCGTATTCACGATGGTGGCCGACAAGTTTGTCATCGCCGACCATCGCCCCTGCATCGTCGCCCTAACCAAGAACGGCCAGCCGCGCCCCGCGGACCGGCCTTACGTGCACGCATCAGTTGCTGCGGCAACGCGGGAAGCCGAGCGTCTCGCCAAGAACAACCCGGGCCAGGAATTCGCTGTGTACCAGCGCGTGGCTGGGCGGGTGGCTGAAGTTGAATACAACATGAGGGAGGTGGCGTGATGTGGTTCACGGAAACGTGGGGAGAACCAGAGCCCGAGTTAGCCCGCGACCGCAAGGTGACGTTGACCGTTGGACAACTCACCGACGCTTTGGCCGAAGCACTGAAGGTTGTTTCGGACGCTGGCCCGCAATGGAAGAAGGGTGACCACGCTTACGTCGAGGTCGAGGTGCAAGGCACGCGCGACAGTGACGTGTTCTTCACGTTCGCAAATTTTCACTCAAAGTCGCACTTCACACTACCCGCCAGCCTGCTGCAGGAGATCGAAGAATGAATAACGTCACCAACCTTTCCACCTACGCAGCGGCACACCCGCGCACCTTGCCCACTGCTGCCCCGCAGCAGTCCGGCAACACCATCACCCTTGAACGCGCCTTGGCTACCGGCACTTCCCCCGACGTCCTGCGCGCCGTAGCCGACTGGAACGAGCGCAAGGGATACGACGCGCGTTTCCGCCCAGCGCGTATGCGGCACAAGGCGCAGTGTGCGGCGCTGCGTGAAGTGGCGGGGCGGTTGGGCCAAACCACAACCAGCCTTGCTGCATGACCGCAACCGGCCACCTCGACCCGCTGCACATCATGCTACTAGCCGTCGCGCTAGTAGCCATTGCCACCACACCGCTGCACTGGCGGTAGCGTTTACTTACTATGCGTGAGCGGCCCTTTGCCGTGCGTTATCTTTCATTAGGAACAACCTAATGGCGATTTCTTGGGACGAACTTAAAGACACCTCTGACACCGATCCCCCCTTCTGCACGTTTTATGGCGGAGCAAAAACCGGCAAGACCACGCTGGCTTCGGAATATCCTGCGCCCCTGTACGTGCGTACAGGTGAAGGCGAGCGCGCGCCGTCTGGCGTGAATATGAAGTCGCTCGGCGTGTCGGAATCCTACGCCGATATTCTCGACCAGATGGCCTACATGATGGAGGCCGAGCACGACCGTAAGACGTTTGTGCTTGATGCGCTCGATGGCCTCGAATTGCTTATCCGCGCCGAGGCGTGTCACCGCAACGGCTGGGCTAACATTGAAGAACCTGGTTATGGCAAGGGCTATGCAGCGGAGCAGGCCATCTGGCATGAATTCATCAAGGAGTGCCTCAAACTCAAGAAGGCCGGTTACTACGTGGTGCTGCTTGGCCACGTCAAGGTGAAGACGGAGCCTGGCGTCACGACCGACAGCTATCCGCGCTATCGCCTCAACCTTCGCGACGATGCCGGCAGCGCGATTGCCGACGCGTCGGATCTGATTGGCTTCGTGCATCAACGCGTGTCAATCAAGAAGGAGGACGCCGGCTTCAAGAAGACCAATAACCGGGGCGAGGGTGCCGGCGAAATCAATATCGCAGTGCAGGAGCGGCCTGGATACATCTCTGGCAATAGATACGGCATCGACAAGCCAGTCTTGCCGTTTAAGCGTGGGCACGGCTTTGAGGTGTTGTCCGCGTGGTTTCCTGTGCAGCCAGCCGACGAGACGCAAGAATAGTGCTGGAGAAGAAGTGTCGTAGATGCGGGGAAATCAAGCCCGCATCTGAACTTGTCAAGAAAACATCGGCGCCAGGCGGCGTCGATGCAATCTGCAAACCATGCAAACATAAGGATGACGCAAAATACCGAGCCGCAAATAAGGATAGATTGAAGGCGGCGTATCATAAGATGATTCAGGACCGCCCGACGTTCTGGGCTGATTATTATGCCAGACATAGAACAACCGAATTAATCCGTGTCGCAGAATGGTCAAAGGAAAACGCCGATAAGAAGCGTGAGATGTACTCAAAGTGGTATGCGGACAATCCAGACTATCACAATGAGTGGCGCAGAAACAATATCGAGAAATGCAGAGAGAGACAACGACGGGCGTATGCGAAGAAACAAGCAACCCCGCGCGGTAGGTTGGAAAACTCCATCAGGGCGGGCGTACACAAGGGTATTCTCAAAGGCAGTAAGGTGTCGAGAAGAACCTTTGAATTACTCGGATACGACGTGACGCGGCTCATGCGTCACCTTGAAAAGCTCTTTGAACCGGGCATGACGTGGGAAAATTATGGAGTATGGCACGTCGATCACAAGATACCGCTATCTGCCCACAACTATGAAACGCCAGACGATGAAGACTTTAAGAGGGCGTGGGCGCTGAAGAACTTACAGCCTATGTGGGCACCTGAGAATTTAAGCAAGGGCGCAAAACTGGATAAGCCATTCCAACCAACTCTTGCTTTGCACCAAAGCTCGATCGGCCCTTAGCCGAGAGCACCGCGACAAAGTCGCAACCCGCAAGCCAACGGGAATCAAATGGCACAACTCGGTAAATTTAACGCACAAGAACACGATACGGAACAGCGGGATTACGAAAATCTTCCCGATGGCATCTACGCGCTTGAAGTGACGCAGTCGGAAGTAGCTCCGACAAGCAAGGGTGACGGCACGATTCTCAAGCTGCGCTACGGCGTGGTCGAGCCGGAAGAGTACAAAGGCAAACTGATCTTCGGCAACATCACGCTCGAAAACCCGAACGCCCAGGCCCAGGAGATCGGGCAGAAGCAGCTCGCTTCGCTGTGCCGCTCGGTCGGATTGTCGGAGATCGAGGACAGCGAGGAACTGCACTTCCAGCGGTTTGTCGCCAAGGTTGGTTTGTCGAAAGAGCGCAAGGTGGGCGACAAGGTATATTCGCCTCGCAATGAAGTGAAGCGGTTCTACTTTCCCGACACCGACGACATGCCCGAGATCGGCGTCACCGCGGCGAACGACAACAAACCCGCGCCGCGTGCAGCCAACGACAATGCACCGCCGCGTGGTGATGCGCGCACGACTGGCAACGGCGGTGCTGCGGCAAGCGGCAAGAGCCGGCCGTGGGGGCGTAAGGCCGCTTGAGCGCAACACACACTACTGGTGCGCAGCGCGCACCAGTAGTTACCAGCGCGGGGTGAAATGAACATCTACCACGTATTTATAGACGACTCTGAGGGCGGCTTCATGGTGGCGCTCGCGCTGTACAGCCTGGAGCAAGTTATCACGCTGGGGCAATCGTTCCCGACCATCTCGCGCATCGATACGTGGGACGGCAACAACATCTATGAACGAAAGACGGTGCATTGATGCAAACCTACGAAGCAGAAAAGAAGCTGGTGCGCGCCAAGGCGTACCCATACGAGCAGGCGTTTGTGGCTGGCGGTGCGCTTACCAGCGTCTTCACGGCGCAGCCGGTGAATGACGCGGACATTTACTTCAAGAGCCGCGCGGCGTTTGAGAAGGCCGTGTTTCAGTCATACGAGGAGGGTTTCTGGTGCGTTGACGCAAGCAAGCGCGCGGTGACGTTTTGCGACAACGGATCATACATCTATCAGTTGATGCATTTCGATTTCTTCCCGACCGCGAAATCGATCTTCGCAGCGTTTGATTACACCATCAACATGGCGGCGCTGGATCTGGATTCCAATGAGTTCATCTTCCACGACGACTTCCTGAAGCATTGTTCGCAACGCTTCCTGCGTTTCAACAAGGGTACGCGCTACCCGCTGGCCTCGCTCGCCCGCGTCCTGAAGTACCAGCAGCGCGGATACACCATCGGCAAGGGTGACATTCTCAAGATTGCGCTGGCCTGTCGCGGTGTCCGGATGGAATCCTGGGATGACCTTAAGGACCAGATCGGCGGCGCGTATGGCAATAAGGTTGTGCTGGAAAACGAGGGCGCACCTTTTAGTCTAGATGCTGCGATCGACGCCTTGACGGTTGCTGAAGACGGCAAAGAACTATGGTGCCAGCCCGCTAACGACAATCAGCCGGGTAACGCAGACGACTTACTGAAGAAGATCGCGGACCTAAACGGCGTCGAGTACGTCGAAGGGCCTCGAGATAGCGACGGCTGGCCTGTGTTGGCCGTGAAGGAGGCGGCATAATGGTAGCCCTAGCACGAGCAGACATCGACGCATCGCCGGTTGTTGGCCACAACAACCCGCCCAGCGCAATCGACCTTGCCAAGACGACGATCGACGCACTGTCGGACTGGATGAAGAACAACCCGGTTATCCAGACGGCAGAGCAGGCCAAGGAAGCGAAACTGCTCATCGACCGCGCCAAGGTCTCGCTGGATGAGATCGAGGACGAGCGCAACAAGTTGGTGCGCCCGCTGAACGACAAGGTCAGCGCCATCAACGATAAGTTCAAGGCGCTGCACAACACCGACAAGAAGCGACCCGGCACCTATGACCGGATCTTCGCGGAGTTGAAGGCCCGCGTGTCAGCGTTCCTTGTCGCCGAGGAAGAGCGCCGCCAGAAAGAAGCGGCGGAAGCTGCAGCGCGACTGGCCGAAGCGGAGCGTCTTGCCCGTGAGGCTGAAGCCAAAGAGCAGGAAGCCATCGAGAACGCCAAGGCTGGCGAACTTGACGTCGACGTCGCCGCGGTAACGGCGGAAGCTGACGACGCCTTTGCAGACTATCAGCGCGAGTCCCGTTTTGCGGCGCGCGCTGAGCGTGACACCAAGGTAAAGTTGGGCGGCGGTTTTGGCAAGGCTACGTCACTGCGCACGGTCGAGACGCTGCACCTGGATAACTATGGCAAGGCACTGAAAGCTATCGGCCCGCAGCCGAAGATCGAGGAAGCTATCCTGTCTTGTGCGCGCGAGTATCGGAAAACCCATGGCCGCCTGCCTGACGGCGTGTCGGCTACAACTGAGAGGGTGTTGTGATGGCAGCCCAAACGGACAAAGTGCTGAATACCATTCGCGGGAAGAACTTAGTTGGCGCCGCAAGCAAGGAAGACATCTTCCTACTGTTCGAGCACCTAGACGCGCTCGAAATGCTTCTAGATGAAGGCGACGAAAACGACGCCTTCGGGACTGAAGGCTGGCGTCACGAGTTAGGTCTCGACTGACATTACACGCTGCACCTCGCAAGTGGTGCAGCCATCACATAACAGGTGAATCATGACTCTCACAATTCAACGCGCCGATCTGGCGCGAACGTTGGCGGCTGTTTCCAAGGTGGTCGAGGCGAGGAATACGATTCCAATCCTGGCCAACGTTTTGCTGCAGGCTGAGAACGGTACACTGACCGTTACCGGAACGGACCTTGATATTTCCTACTCGGCCTCAGCACCGGCCGAAGGCACGTTGGGCACCACTGTAGACGCCAAGCGGCTGGCCGATATCGCGCGCCGACTGTCGGGTGACGTGGTCACGATGGCTTCGGACGGCGATAAGTTGACGGTGAAGTCGGGCCGTTCGCGGTTCACGCTGCCGACTCTGCCGGTTGGGGACTTCCCGCACCTTGACGCGGGCGAACTTGGCGAGCCTTTCCAATTGGACTTTGCCGACCTTGTCGCGCCGGTAAAGTTCGCCATCTCGTCAGAGGCCACTAGATTCTATCTCTGCGGCGTCCACCTGCACAACACCGCGGAAGGCGGTATTCGTGCCGTAGCAACGGACGGTCACCGGCTGGCGCACAATACCGCGTGCGGTATGCCAACTATCCCAGCCGTGATTATCCCGGCCAAAACGGTTGGGATTGTGCCAGCCGGCGAAGTCGCGGTCAGCCTTAGCCAGAACAAGGTGCGCTTTGCGAACGCCGACACCATCATCGTGTCGAAGCTGATCGACGGCACCTTCCCGGACTATCAGCGCGTTATTCCACGCGGCAACACCAACGTTGCAACGGTCGATCGGAAGGAACTTGCATCGGCGGTTGCTCGCGTATCCACGATTGAAAGCAACCGCGGACGCGCGGCGAAGTTCACGGTTGCGGGCGACAATATCGCTGTAGACGCCAACGGCGATGACGGCTCCGCGCATGAAGACGTCGAGGCTGAATACGCGGGCGAGCCCATCGAGATTGGGTTTAACACGGCCTACATCGCGGATGTCTTGGGCGCGGCATCGGGCGATGAAGTGCGCGTGTCGTTTGCAGACGGTAATACGCCTGCGATCTTCCAAGGTGCGGGCGATTGGTTGGGATTAGTTATGCCGATGCGTATTTAGG